GGCAATTTGCAGGTTTCAGCACTTCAAAAGGGCTGGTCGTAGTACGAACATTCGGCAACGCTGATAATACGTATCGGCCATAGTCCCCCGCAGCTGCAGATACAATAGCGATCACCTGGATGGATGATCGAATATATGCATAATGGCTTAATTTCTCAGCCATCGCGGGATTTGCGACTAGCAGAGCCCAAGGGTCTATGGTGGCAATAATCGACTCCGAAGCATCGCTGCTCAAGAGCTCAAAATGGCCACCGTCGATTGCGCGAGTTAAGAACTCGTCTGGAGGAGAAGGTGTGATGTTTTGGAGGTACTTAGGATTAAGCACTTTACTAACAGTTACCACCTCCGATTGTCCAGAAAAGGTCATCACTTCATTTTGAATATCATTCGTGGAAACTTGTTCCACAGGGGCTGAATCAGCCCCTTTAACTAAACTTACGTCTGTCATTTTTGATTGGGTTGTGTATCCCTCAAGTTTTACTTCGTCGGGGATAGCGAAGGGTCTTGTAGTAAAAGTCTGGAAGTTGCCTTCTTTCATTAAACTACGCCAGTCGTCAAATGAACGGATATCGAGATACCCGTTGCCTTCTAACTGCTGGTCTTTAATAAGCTCCAAGGCCATCGCAAGCGATTGCTCATAGAACTCTTTACCATGGTACACAGCCTCCCGAAGATACTCCGAGAGAACTGTCGCTCCATGATCTTTTGCTGTTAGGATCGAATCCTTCTTCATAATTAACATCCGTGCCATCGACTTTCTGTCGAGAGGCGGGATGTAGCATGAGAGTTCTTCGTCCCAAACAAATCTTCGTTTTAAGAACACTACTTCACTAATATTCCTATGAGAAGTTATGGCTGTCTTATCCCCAGCCGTCATCTCCATACCGATTTCCTCCGCCCAAAGGCGTGAGTACTCAGGTGTAATGGGGCGTTTGGAGGCCTTCAGGTTATCGTCACCATAGGTCACCAAAGCCACATTCTTACGGAAAGTGCATTGTCTGTG